GATGCGGGGCTCCTCACAGGTCGGCAAGATATGGGGCTCCTCACAGGTCGGCGAGATGTGGGACTCCTCACAGGTCGGCGAGATATGGGGCTCCTCACAGGTCGGCGAGATGTGGGGCTCCTCACAGGTCGGCAAGATGTGGGACTCCTCACAGGTCGGCAAGATATGGGAATCCTCACAGGTCGGCGAGATGTGGGGCTCCTCACAGGTCGGCGACGACAAGCGTACCAAGAAGGACTGACTCCCATGCACCACGCCCTCACCTTCGCTTACTTCGCCGTCGTCATCATCGGCATGCCGCTGTTCGTGAGCGCGGTTGACTCGCAACTCGGCGTGGAGACGTGGCTACACGACGCGGCGGTAGTGCTGTTCGCGGTGGCGGTGTGCGATGCGTTCTGGGGGATGGCGAAGGCAATGCTGACAGCGAGGGGAATGTGAGCAAAGTGCAAAGCGTGTCACCAAGCAAGTAGGAGCCCGTCGGAGTCGGGCGTACCAGGAGCGCCGCCGGATGGCACGAAGCCTGAAGGCGGCATGGATAACGAAATGAAACTTCGCATCGCGGTCCTACTGACAATCCTCTTCATCCTCGCAGCCTGCGTCGCCGCGAGTCTGGAGCCGCTCTCCGCGCGCACCGCACAGCCGGGCGACCGTGAGCCTGTGGAGACCGGGGAGCGGATTTAACACCACTTCAAGGAGGACTGCCGTGCTTGTCTTATCCCGCAAACTCAACGAATCCATCATGATCGGCGACAACATCGAGGTCCGAATCGTTGCCACCCACGGCGACAGGGTGAGGCTTGGAATCATCGGCCCGAAGGACATCGCCGTTCATCGGCGCGAAGTGTACGACAAGATCAAGCGAGAGGAAGGGGAAACGAAATGAAGGCATCGACTCTGCTGCGTATTGTGTTCGGCGTGATGTTGTGTTCCCTGTCGTGCGCCGTGCCCGTCGTGGCGGCATACGCTTACGACCAGGTCGAACTGCTGCGTATTGGCGAGGGCGCTCCGGTTGTGATTCCTAGTGTCATCGCAACCATTGGAATCCTCGTTGCCGGATGCGTGACAATCTGTGACGGATGGCCGACGGACTAACAACAAACCGACGGGCCAACCGACACGCCTCAAGACGGGCGGCCCAACTAACACGCGGCACGGAGCCGCGAACAACTGCCCCGGTCTGCGAAGGAATCGCGGGCCGGGGATGAGGGAGACCGAATCATGATCCGCCCAATCGAAGAAGTCCTATTGCCACCGAAGATCGTCGTCGATTGCGAGATCCACCAGCGAACCGACGTCGTTGATGGCGTGTGCTACCGCGACGAGAAGGGCCGCTTCTGGGCTCAGACGTTCCAGGATTCCGTTGGAGTGGACGCCGAGACGTCAACGCAGATCGTCGCGCGGCAGATCGCCAGGAGACACGGGATTCCGCTGGACGGCCGCGTGGTGCGTGTGCGATTCGTGGAGGTTGCCCCATGAAGCGCCACCTACTGTTCCTGGCCCTGATTGCCGCGGTGTGCGTGTTGTGTGTGGTGGTGAGCTTGAGGTGAAGCATGTTCGCTACTGCCTTTCAAGACGCCGACATCGCCTATGGGGTAGCAGTCCAGCACGCCGTTGACGCCGCGGTCGCTACTCGATTCGTTCAGATTCGCAAGACATTCCGACGTATCCACAGCGAGCACAACTACGACGACCCACGATGTTGGCCAGAGAATCTCGGCAGTAGGTTTCGTGAGATCCTGTCTGTCGCGTTGCACGAGCCCGGCGGGCTGCTGTGGGTGCCTCCGGAGACGCTACCCGGCGAGGTGCTGGCCGGGAAGCACGACGCCACGATCGAGGAGACGTGGCACGATGCGGCAGAGGCGGCGTGGTGGTATCGGTGGAGGGAATGATTACAGGGGAGACTGAGACGTGATTTCCAAGAACAACGAAGCTCTGTTGAGTGCTCTGGCGGTTCTGGGCGGGTACGAAACCTCCGATGATTCCACCCGCCTCATCGTCGCCAAATGCCGCGCCCTGATTGTTGGGTACGACCGCCTCTACCACGATGCTGGCTACATCCCGACCGCCGTCGAGCGAACTGTACAGGCTGATCTACTCAACCCCGAAACAGAACGGACCAGCCGTACCTTTCAAACGGCCGGAAAGCTGGATGTCGAAACCGTCTACACGTCGCGCAAGATTCTGTTTGACCACAAGTCCACCTCGCAAGACATCATCGATCCAGCCGGTCCGTATTGGCGACAGCTTTGCATTGAAGGACAGGTTTCCCATTACATGCTCTTGGCATGGCAGAACGGCGAAAAATACGACGGCGCGGTGTGGGATGTGATGCACAAGCCAACTATCAGCCCGAAGAAAATCACCAAGGCTGAGGTGCGGTCGGTCGTCTCCAGTCAAACATACTTCGGCCGCAATATGTCGGAGGCGTCCGTTTCCGACATAGCGATTGACGACCGTGAAACGCTGGAGATGTACGAGGCGCGTCTAGCCCACGACTGCACGGCAGAACGACCGCAATACTACTTCCAACGCCGGGCTGTTCCGCGGATGGATTCAGAAATCCTGGAATACGCACGGGAACTATGGGAGCACGGCCAGGAGATCCTGCACGCCAGAAACACCGGGCGTCACGCTCGCAACTCGGGGGCGTGTCTGCTGTACAACTCGCCCTGCAAGTTCCTAGGAATTTGCAGCGGGCACGATTCGCCAGATTCGGGCAAGTGGTCCTACAAGGCGCAGGTCCATCGCGAATTGCCGACGCTTGGTGGCGACGGCAAGAGCGTGCTGACCAACAGCCGCATCCGATGCTTCCAGACGTGCCGGCGCAAGCACTACTACGAATACGAGTTGGGCATCGAACGAATCGACGAAGAGGAAAGAGAAGCGTTGTTGTTTGGTCACCTGTGGCACCTCGCCCTGGAGGCGTGGTGGTCTAGTTTCTTACCAAAGGAGCCTATCCATGGCAACTGCGACGAGTCGGCGGGTACTGAACTCGCCAACTGCGGCGATGCCGACGAAACGTCTGTCACTGGCTGACGTAACGTCGAAGGGTTCGGGATTACCGAATCGGTACATCATCCACGCTACCGAGAAGTGGGGCAAGACCACATTTGGAGCACACTTCCCGTCTCCTGTATTCGTCGAGTCACGCGGGGAGACGGGGCTTGAAACGCTGATCGACGCCGGGCGTTTGCCGGAAGTCCCGCACTTCCCCGAGTGCCAGACGTGGCCAGAGTTGTTGTCGGCAGTCGAGACACTGACGACTGAAGAGCACGCCTACAAGACGCTGGTGATCGACACCCTCAACGGTGCCGAGAAACTATGCCACGAGGAAGTATGCCGGCGCGACTTCGGCAACGACTGGACTGACCGCGGATTCATGGGCTACATGCGCGGCTATGAAGTAGCCTGCAACGATTGGCGGCAACTACTGATCGCCCTAGACGACCTCCGCGAACAGCGCCGCATGACCGTTGTTTGTCTTGTTCACACGAAAGTCAAGACATTCAAAAACCCGGACGGCCCGGACTTCGACCGCTACGCCCCGGACATGCACGACAAGACGTGGGGTCTATCGCACAAGTGGGCCGATGTGATTCTATTCGGCAACTTCGAGACGTTCGTGCAGATGGCTCAGAAGCGCGACGAGAACAACATCACGAAGAAGGGCAAGGGCGTCGGCCAGACTCGGATGCTCTACACAGAGCGTCACGCGGCTTATGACGCAGGCAATCGCCTCGGGTTGTCCTCGGAGATCCCGATGGGCAACAGCGGAGACGAGGGGTGGAAGAACTTCAAGGCAGCCATTGCGGCAGCCCGCAACGGAAACATCAAGCAAGAGGAGGCAGCGACCAATGGCTAAGCCATTTTACGAGCAAGGCAGGTATTGGGGAAAAATCACGCGGCAGAAGCTGGGCCAAGCCAGCACGGGCACGCCGCAACTGGTGTTGTCGTTCACCGTCCTGGGGAAGGTCGATCCGGCCGACCCCGACGGGAACCTGCTGCCCGTAATGCAACAGTACGAGCGGACGATTTTCCGTTCCATCACGGAAAAGACAATCGACTGGGTGACTCAGGATCTTGAGTCACTCGGGTTCACGGGCGGCAGCTATCGCCAGTTCGATGAAGACGACCCAGAGTGTTGCGACCTTCGCGGCAACGAACTGGCTTTTTCATGCAATCATGAAGCCCACTACAAGACCGGCGAGCCGTGCGAAAAGTGGAGTATCGCCAGCGACGGCACCGGCTTGGAAGTCAAGCCCCTGGACGACCAGGCAATTCGCAAGCTGGATGCCATGTTCGGCAAGCAGTTGAAGAAGAAGCCGGCAGCAGCGATGGCGGCCCCCGCGCCGAGGCCCAACGGGAAAAAGACGTCTCCGCTGGCCGAGACTTTCAAGCCTGGCGACGAAGAGGGAGAGGACGACGTCCCTTTTTGACCGCGTATCATCCACGGCGTCCTGACGCCACCGATCCTGTGTGGAGTTCCAGGCTGCACAATCTGCGACAGGAGGCCAGTAATGTCCGACGCAACCGACCCCCGGCGCGACCCGACCCAAGGGGCGAACCCAGGAGAAGACGTTAACGACGATCGAGATGACCTGGAAGAGGAAGAAGACGACTGGGAAGAAGACTCGGTCGATGACGACTTCGACTTTTTCGATTGACGACTGACTTGGACAGCAGGAACCCGCACGATGCGGACAAGCATGATGCAAACCGAACTACAACGCCCCGCGCCAGCCGTTAGGCAGCTTGCAGGCCGGGGCGTTTTTCTTTGTCCGCGGCCGTCTTGCTGCGTGGAACTATCACACGCCAGGCGGCTGCGGTTCGAGCAGCGGACGCCGCCGGAGCGGTTCTTGCCGAGCAGGAGGGCCGGGAAGTGAGCATAGCCGGCCAACATTTACGAGCACCGTTTCCGTGGTTCGGAGGCAAGTCACGCGCGGCTGGGATCATTTGGCCGCGGCTTGGCGATGTCGGGAACTACGTGGAACCGTTCGCGGGAAGTTTGGCGGTTCTCCTGGCTCGCCCCAACCCTCGTGGCAACGAGATCGTCAACGACCTCGACTGCTACGTTGCAAACGCATGGCGTGCGACAAAAGCTGAACCCGATAGCGTGGCGGCATACGCTGACGCCCCAGTGAACGAAGCTGATTTGCACGCGCGCCACAGATGGCTGCACCGCCAAATTGAGTTTCGGCAACGCATGGAGAACGACCCGGACTTTTACGATGTGAAGGTTGCTGGGTGGTGGATATGGGGGCTGTCGTGCTGGATTGGCGACAACTTTTGCCGGCCAAAGAAGCAGGAAGCGTTGCCGCACCTGACTGGCGGTAAAGGTGTGGCTCGCCAAGTGCCGCACCTGACTGGCGGTCAAGGTGTGGCTCGCAAAGTGCCGCACCTGACTGGCGGTAAAGAAGAGGCCGTGATGGTCGCCGAAGAAACGAACAATTTGCCAAGTGCCGCACCTG